AACATTGTCATATGTATCTGATACATGTGCAATAAATTGCCGGTTATTCATAGGCCACTGGTGATACCTATCAGTGATATTATTGACAAGTAGAACAACCCAATGGTATGTTGCATCACCATATAGTTTGTGAGCAATCATCTCTGGCGTCTCACCGCTCCTAACGTCATGGGTGTCAAAGAGAGCTGATACCGACTTTGCTTTACTGCCAAGCACCACTCTTTTAAGAAGATGTGTTACAAGCTTGTAGTCATCGTTACCAACAGAATCATATATGATAAGAGGAAAATAGGAAAAATACATATTAGTACCCGTCCTGCATTTTCTGCTTATCCATAACTTCTATTTCCCGGAAACTTAATTTCAAAGAAATTTTGTATGGAGGGGCGCCGGTCTCGCCACTTTCCCCTTTGCTGGTGGCCCCAAATGTTTGCCATTTATCACCACCATATGTAACATCAGCACTTTCTAGAAAACATTTTCCAATCTTATTGAGATATGAGTTTTTGACATTCATATGCATGTAAGCAATATCAAACATATCTGGAATAGTCATTTCTCTGGTTGAGGATTTGTTAACAAATTCCGGCGTCATTGCCACTTTAAATGTCTTAATTATTTCATCAGCGATATCAGATTCAGTTTTATTTTTAGGTCTAAAGGTGAAGTCATAGGCAAATTTCCTTCTAGTAATGCCTCTAAACATAACTTCAATTCTGGGAACGATTATGTTACCCCGCGCAACAGCAGCCACATCTGACACACCACTCAGGCCTGGTAATGCCTCCGCGATTTTCAACCCCTGCTGTTCAAATAACGGAACGGCGGCTTCGCCGCCCTCAGTTAAGGTGTTGATAAGCCCGCCGCCGCCTAAAAGCTTCGTGATAGCATTATATGCTACTTCTGTTAATCCGCCAATTGTTGAATCCTCATAAGCCATTTGGTAACTTGCACTAGTCGCGGCGGGCATATATAAACCAATCGTTTTATCGCTGTGGGTGTTAACATTGGTCATCGACATAAAGAGAGATGAACCCGCAGCCGTCGCCTTAACCGCCGCCAACCTCTTGGCAATGGCCGCTTTCCTTTTATCTTCATACTGTTCGCGCTCAATGAAGTACTCTTCAGTGGGTTCAATGTCATCTGGAATAGGTGGCAATTTCGGGGGCACCTTATACTTGCCGTGGGTGACCTTATATGAGGTAAATAGGATATAATTTGCAACGCGAGCATTAACTCCTATATCTTGTGGATACAATAGAATTTTTTGCCCACCCGGGCCATTTCGTGGGTCTTTACCTGGCGGATAACTATTTGCGGTGCCTATTCCTCTGGTGGCAGTATTATCAGACCCGAATATCGATTTTGTAAAACTTTTAGCATGTTTGGTAATTTGCCCTTTACCAATGTTAACGAAACTATCTGCTATTCCCATGTCTAAATATCCTTATAACGTATCATTGGAACTATTTATAAGATGTCATACAAAGGTCGATATACACCAACCTGCCCAAATAAATATAAGGGCAATTCACATAACATAATATATCGTTCTCTATGGGAACGTAAATTTATGGTCTATTGTGATACCAGCAATGCCATCATTGAATGGGGCAGTGAAGAGATCATTATACCTTATTTATCACCCAAGGATGGGCGAATGCATAGATACTTTCCAGATTTTTATATTAAAGTCAAACAGGCTGATGGTATTATTAAGAAGATGATTATTGAGGTTAAACCCAAGGTGCAGTGCAAACCACCAAAAGAACCTAAAAGGCGAACCCGGAGGTGGATAAATGCGGTTATGACATATGGTGTGAATGATGCCAAATGGAGATATGCCACTGATTGGTGCGAAAATAACGGTATGGAGTTTAAGATTTTAACTGAAGATCATCTTGGGATTTCGTATAAATAGGTATATGGCAAATGCACCCAGTAAATACATGCAAGCAGTTAAGGATGCGGCGAAAGATCGCCCCAAATCTACTTCATGGTATAGAGAAAAAATTAAAGAATTCGGCACACCTGGCCCACTTGATCTTATACGAGATGGTAAGCGAAATAACAAGCCATTCTATGGTAAGCTCAATATGTTTATGTATAGTCCCAAATTTAAGAAGACCCTACCATACTATGATACATTCCCCCTGGTGTTACCACTAGAGATGTATCCAGATGGGTTTCTTGGCATCAACTTGCATTACTTACCAATTCCCCTGAGAATTAAGTTGCTTGATCGTTTGGTGGACTATTCTAATAATACCGCATTTGATGAGTCAACAAAACTTATCGTTGATTATAGCAAATTAAAGAGCGTGAGACTTATCAGGCCAACCATACACAAATACCTTGCTGGATACACCAAGTCACAGTTTCGTAGAATTGATGCAGATGAATTTACGGTTGCAACTCTTCTACCTGTACAGAGGTTTAAGAAGGCATCTGCATCAGAGGTATGGAAAGAATCGAGGGCAATGATCTAATGGCAGTACTTCCTAAATTTATAGAAGGAGCAGCATTTGGTAGTCTCAATACTGTCCTAAGTCATTTCCTTGGCGGGGACGGTAAGGATGGATATGCTCTCCCAAGTCACTTTGAAGTTCTTATTTCACCCCCAGGCATGGGCTTGCCCGACTCTGAGGATATTGATGAATTAAGTGACGACGAGCTCGCCCAAATTGCAGCGCGACAAAGCCTTGGCGCCAATGGATTATCAAAGAAAATTTCTCTTCGTTGTGAATCAATCTCATTGCCGGGGATGAACCTCACTTCAAGTATCGATCCTGGCGGGTATAGTGTTCAACCACAAGTTGTTGATGGTGTTTCTTTCGCAGAAACAATTAATATGACATTCCAATCGAGTAGTGACCTTGAGGAGAGAGTGCTTTTTGAACGATGGCAAGAACTGGCATGGGATAGGGCTAATTGGAATATCAGATATTATGATCAATATACAGGGTCGGTAGAGATATATATATTAGACATGCAAAAAAATAAAAAGTATGGGGTTAAACTATATGATTGTTACCCAAAAACTGTCAGTGATGTTGCCCTAAATTTTGCCCCTGCAACAGACATTGTGAAAATAAATGTTGCCATGCAATATAAGTATTGGGAGACAATGAATATTAAAGCTCAACCACGAGGTTTGGGAGACAAACTTTTAGATAATATCAAAGGGGGTATAGAACGATCCATTAACGCGAACATACCGAATGTGTTAAGCAAACTAGGTTAAACCCTGAGTTTAACTTATAATTTTATGATAAAGGATGATAAATTATGGCACTACCTAAACTAAAGACACCAGAATACAAATTACTGGTTCCATCAACACAAGAGGAGATTAGTTACAGACCCTTTTTAGTTAAAGAACAAAAAATTCTTATGATTGCCCACGAATCAGACGATGAAAAAAGTATTTCTGATGCATTAAGCAAACTAGTCTCAGAATGTACATTTGGGATTATTGATGCATCAAAGATTCCTATGTTTGATGTGGAATATATATTCCTTCAAATAAGGGCAAAGTCAGTTGGTTCTGAAGTAAAATTAAATATTACTTGCCCAGATGACGGCGAAACAGAAGTTGAAGTTAATGTTAATATTGAAGACATTAATGTGCAGAGGAGTGTTGAACATAAAGAGGTTATTGATTTGACTGATGATATCAAAATCAAATTTAGATATCCTCGACTTTCTGATCATCAAGGTTTCCCAGCAAATATAGGCGACTTTGAGCGTATGACTAGATTGGTTAATATTTGTGTTGAATCAGTTCAATCCGGTGAAGAAACTATAAACTATGTTGACATGACTTCAGAGGATATCGATGATTTCATTGATTCATTTACTGGTGACCAGTTGATACAAGTACTTAAATTTTTCGAAACTATGCCAAAAGTTCGGCATGTGGTTAATGTAGTAAATCCTGTTACGAAGGTAAAAGGAGAGGTATTACTAGAAGGAATCGAAAGTTTTTTAGAATAGCCCTTTCGCATGATAGCGTGGTGAATTATTATCAGACAAATTTTTCTATGATGCAACATCACCACTATAGTTTGACTGAATTAGAAGATATGATGCCTTGGGAAAGGGAAATTTTTATAGGATTGTTAGTTAAACATTTGGAAAAAGAAAAATCGGAACAAGAAAAACAAGAGCGCGCTAATAGGGGCTAGTTAAATGGGCGAAGAAGAAATTAAAGCATCAGGCTATCATCCAGCAGATACGAATGGTGATGGTGATGTATCCAAAGAAGAACATGATATGTTCTTGGAGTTCAAACGCAAAGAACTTGAAGATGCAGATGCAATGCGTGATGCACAACGCAACATGGCATGGTATGCTCTTAGTGGGATGCTATTGTATCCTGTGTGCGTTGTCGTATCAGTTATATGCGGTATTGATACTGCTGCAAAGATACTGGGAGATATGGCAGGAGTATACTTCATTGCCGTTGCTGGTATTGTTGCAGCGTTCTTTGGCGCCCAAGCAATATCAAAAAAAGTATCTAAAAAATAAGGAATAAGTTATGGCAGATGATCTCTCAACTGTAGCGTCTCTTTTAAGAGATACTAATAAAAAGCTGGATAAGCTTAGCAAAGATAATGATGCAAGTAACACTGCTACTTCTATAATAGCACAATCATTACCCGAAATATTGAGTGATAGAAACATACAATCGAAAAGTGAAAAATTTGATAAAAAAGAAGGTGTAACTGAGGTTGATGAAGCGGTAGCGGAAACTACAAAGGCGGTCAAAGAAGGAAATGCTGGGGCGACAAAGGCGGCCAAGGACAGGGCAAAGGCGGCGGAAAAGTCTGATGTTAAGCAGGCCAAGGAA